TCTATTACCTTTTCTAATAAATTTTCGTCTACATCTTCCAATAAATCTTGTTGTATTGATTGATATTTTTTAGCTAATTTTTTCAAATCCTTACTTTTAACAGCTGATTTTAAATTTTTGTTTATATTTTTGTATTTAGCTAGTTTAAAAGATTCTGGCAAAGCATTAAGTGATGCTTCATATTCATCACTCGCCATCTGCTGGACTTGTTTTAAGTCAGTCAATATATCATCCGCTAAATTTTCATTTTTTTGAGCTGTGAATAGTTCAGGATTATCAATGACTTTATTTATTGCACCTTTTTCTATTTGTGTACTACGTTTCAAAATTTGCTCTGGGACTTTTCTTAATAATTTAGCTCCCTGCCTCGCCGTTTTGCTTAGGGCTTTGCCCGCTAATGGCAATGCTGCTTCTAATCCTGCTGCTGTTAATCCTACCATCCCAGCCTCTTTTAAAGGGCTTTCCCCTATCACTTTTTGTTCTTCTGGTGTAATGGCTTTTTCTGCTATAGTTCCAGCTGCTGATAGTAAGCCTTGTATTCCAGCTTGTGCAGGAATTGACATCCCACCAGTTGCTAAACCTACTGCTGCTGCTGGGGCTTGTGTAGCAATTTGACGTAATACTTTTAAATTCTTTTTTTCTTGTTCTGTTAATTCACGATCTAATCGTGTTGGTGCTAAAGGAACTTGTTGTTCGCTTAGTGATGCTCTTATTGGGTCTACTTGTTGTCCTTCAACAATTAAAGTTGCCTCTTCTATTTCTTGCTGTGTTGGTGGGGTATTAGATTCAATGGAAATTATTTTTCCGCTAGGTGTTTGTATGTCAAAAATTGGCATCTCTAACTCCTATAATTCTGGCCCCTGTTGATAATCTTGATAAATTTTCAGGAACTACAATGTTTCCTTGTGCATCATATTTCAAATCGTTTACATTTTTTTGTTTATTGTCTGCCATAGGCTTAATAGGACGTTGATAATTATAAACTCTACCCTCATAAGCTGCGTCTCGATCTTCTAAAGCACGTTGTCTAAAGTTTGTTAATTCTGATTCTATAATGTTTTGTCTTAATGTGATACGTGTCGGGTCTGGGAGTGCTTTTTCTATAAAGTTTTTCACGTCGGATTCAGATATAACCCCTAATTGTGCCATTTTTTTATAAGCTAATCTTAAATCGGTAATGTCTTGGTTCATTTTTGCTTTTAATTTTGGGTCTAAAACTCCACCTGTATATTTATTTCTACTTTGAATCAAGCTTGTAGTTAAACGATCAATTTTTTCAGACGCTTCATTTATATCTTTTATTTTTTTAGCGTCTTCAACACTATTAGCATACATTTTTGTTTTTTGCCCATTTTGAAAAACGTCTACTTGTCTTTTTGTTGCTTCCGATTGCTTTACTAACTGTATAGGTTCGCCACTAACAGGGCTTGTAAATTCTATAGATAATTCTGGTGGTAAATTTGGATCATCAGCCAATTTTGGAATAAATCCTGCCTTTGCAAAATCTCTACGTGATTGTCTTTCTTCTTTTTCTAATGCTGCAATACTTTTTAGTCTGTCTTTTTCTGCTTTTTTAGATTCTTGCGATTCTTTTAAACCTAATTTTTCTAATTCAAATTCACGTTCACTTTCTTTTTCTCGTTTAGCTAATCCAAGTTTAAACTGTTCTTGTCCTTGCTGAACGATACTAGCACCAATCGTTGGGTCAGCTCCTAACGCAACTGTTACGCCTGCAAGCATGTTATTAAGTAGTAGTCGGCCTTCTGGCGTGTCTTTCTGCGCATTTACAAAATCACCAAATCCTTGCAATAAACCTTTAGCACCTTGTCCTAAACCACCAATCAAGTTATCAACTGGGCTTGGTTGTTGTGGTTGCATTGGCTGTATTGGCTGACCGCTTGCAAGTAGTTCTGCTGTCATTTGTTCTTGTGTTGGTCTAGTTGGCATTGCAGCCATATTTAGTTGATTACGTGGCTGCCCCTTCATGCACGCTCTCCATATCTTTTAATTGGCTGTAATTGTTGTCCTAATGATACTAAACCACGTTGTCCGGCCAACTGCTCCCGGCTTCTCTGACGCCTTAACTCTTCCTCTAACGCTAGTTTCTCAACGTCAAACCCAAGTTCACGACCTAATCGTCCCGCCAACATTGAAGTGATTTGAGCCGCTTCTGGACCTCTAACGCCTGCTTGTTGCTGTGCTAACTGACCTCGTTTTATTGCTTGTTGTTGTTCTGGCAGTCTTTGTTGTCTAATTATTTCTTGTATTCGTGATATTTGTTGCGGGCGACCTTCAGTAGCTGCCATAAACTGTTTTTGCGCTTTTTGACCTATTTGTGTTGCTCTTTGTTGTGCTTCTTCTTGACCACGCTCAATACCTAAAAATTGCTGTTTTTGCTGTTCTAATTGTAGTTCTGTTAGCTCCTTTTGCTGTTCTAATTGTTGTTCTGTCAGCGCCTCTTCTTGTTCCCTCGCCTTTTTTTGTTGTTCGCTCGTAAAAGCTCCTGTAACAACAGCCCCAGTAACGGCTGCTCCGATAGCTACCCAACTCATTGTAATGCCTCCTTATTTTTAATAGTTGTATTATTAGATCGGTTAATTTTATTAAATTCTTTTAATAATTCTTCATCTACTAAATTATTTTTATGATCTTTTATAATTTCTTTTTCTATTTCATCAACATCGGTTTTATTTGTGACGTGAAACGTGGTCCAGATAGTATCTTCTTCAATGTAAAGCAATCTTCTTGTATTTGCTTCTGTTATTCCTGTGTAAGGTGCGCTTATAGTTTCTGGCTTGCTTCCATCGTAAACTATACACTTTCCCTTACTTACCACGAATGGATGTCTCGTTTTATGTATTTTAGATGTTAGCAATGTTCCTGCAGGCATAAATATTTCTCTAATGTACATACCGTCAGTAAAACGATGAGTTAATGGCATCTCTACCGGTTCACCTGTTGCAATTATAGCTTCCGCATTGTCTATAACCTCATTAACAGAAATTTTAGTTTCTTTAACTTCAAACAACTCTACCCTCCAGTTTCCAACCTTTAATCACTGCTTGAGTTTGTGTGCTTATCTTAAACCGCATCCAATTAGCGTATTTATTTATGTATACGACTTTATAATCTTCTTCGTCCTCTGTGGTTTCGAAATAATCTTCATCGTAATAATCAAAATCATAATACGCCCCATCGTATGTGATGGTGGCCGTTACTGTTTTAGTGCTGTCTATTGTGGCAAGTGCTGTCAATGTATTGCTTCCTGATTTGTCATAATACACATAAAGATTTTTATAAAACTTCTTTTCTGTTCCCACAGCAATTTCAGGGGTCTCAAAAAATGCTGTCAGTTCTTCGCCTCTGTAGGTCAGTGCATTATACATTTGCTCAACAATCCCTGCGTTCTTCTGCGTAACATACAAATCTTCATTGATCTGAAAAAACCGCCAGTACGTTGGCTGATAACTTGTTGTTTTTATAAAATACTTTGTCCAACCACTATTACGTATGTCATAAACATACATAAACGTTTCAGCAATTAGATGATACTTATAATCATAAAATGCTGCTTCTAGTGGATTATCTTTTAGTTGATTCTTTAAACTATCTTTGTTTAAAGCCGAACTAAAATTATTTGTTGTTAAATTGTCAAAACTTGTCGCAAGGTTGGTGGCAATGTTACCACTAAAAATACGGACATCATACAAATTAGAAACAAACATAATACCACCTTGCAATACGTCATTTTCTGGTATTCTAGCGATACTAAAACCATCAATACAGCCCACGTTAGATGTAGTTTGTTTCACACTTGTGGTTAAGCCTGACGTATCCGCCAAGTATATATGGTTTTCCGAAAAAACAACCATTTGATTATAGTCTTCAATTAAGCCGGTTAGTGGTGAATTGTCATTACCTACACCAGAAACATCATATACCCCGGACGTGTTAAAAAATACTTCTACCTCGTACTCTGTGACATACAAGTAGTTTGGTCTATTAGCATTAACTGCGCCTATAATCTTTTCGTCTTTAACAGTAATAAATTGTGGTGTTGGGCATGAGCTGTTCGTACTAGGAATATTTGCGCTTAGTGAGCCGTCAGCTGTGTTATCTTGATACGTTGTAGTCGTGTTATCATTAATCGTTGTTAGTAGCTTTAATGTGCTTCCGCCTGCTTCTGTACGGTATATTTTACGTGATGTACAGGTAGCAATCCCAACTGGTAAATCAAGATCAATACTTTTACTTGATACGGTTATGGTGTTGCTAATAGTCCCTAATATAAGTTCAACCCCATCAACAACGTAGCTCATAGCGTAATAGTAGTCACCAGTTAGTCCACCGGCAACTAGTAAGTCTTTAGCAGTAGGTGCGCCCATTTGTTTTACATAAGTTCCGTCATACACCAACGGATAATCGAACCCATTTGAAATAAATAATTTATCGTTAAGAATCCCAAACGTGCATTTCTTACCGGCTGTTAATCCTGTATAAATTGTACTCGGGCTAGTCAGGAAGTCTTTAACGATTGAGCCCCCTTGAACAATTATTTTTTCACTTTGAAATTGCCCTACTGAATCAATATACCGAAAATCAAAACCACCATCAATTTGATTGCTTCCTACGTTATATTGAACACTTGGTGCTTTTATTCTACGACACCCTATAATGCTGTCATAGTTCATATTTTCTATGTTGTAAAAATAATCAGGCGACACAAACTTGCGCCCTTTATCGTCTCGTAGTCCTTTAGATTGGTACGACTCTACAACAAAGCTCAAATTGTACTCCCTATATTGTTAACTTCCCAGTCATAGGCTCCGCCAATCATACCTGCTTGTATAACGTCTGCATATCCAGCTTGTATTTCGTTAGCTGCTTGCTTATAGAAGGCTGCTGCGTCAATTTTATAGCGGTCTGCCCTAGCGTAATCATCAATTAGAATTAATAAACGATACGCAACTAAATCGATAATTGATTCAATATGCTCGTCTGGGATTTCCATTTCTTTAGCTAAATCAGTGGCTGATATGGTGTCATTAGCATCTACACTAATGACAAAATGTTTTTTTCTATAATACAAAATAAAATTATTATGTGTGACAGTATCGGTATTGCTATGACTTGCTGCGGTTGTATTTTCAATGCCTCTAGTACATCCACTAAACGTTGTTGCTGTTTTTGCTGTGTAACGGATTTTTTCATTATTAATTGTTATTCGTCCGTTTATATCGGGAAAATTATTAGTAGATGCTACAGTAATTGTTGTAGCGCTGTCACTAATTGCACCGTCAAGCGTGGTTGTTTGTGGGGTATTTGTATTTTCAGGGTATATTGTTATTTCGTTGTCCCACACATTAAAAAACCTTGGGATTCCTCCGTCTGTGGCATGCGGAAACTCACTCGTAACGAAATTTAAATCTTTATAATTTAAGGGGTATTTCGTTCCTGTTACCCATATATAGGCCATTCTATACGCTTCAGACCTTATTGCATCTGTCGGTCCTGCAACAACACGTCTTGATAAATTTACAACTGTACTATAAATATCCTCAATACCCTTAGTTGTACTTGCATACACATCTAGTGCATTTTTTAGTTGATTAACTTTTCTTTTATTTGTAAACAAACTGCTTGTAGCTTTGGTGCTGTCCTCATCACTTATAGCCGTATTAATTCTATCTATAACGTCGCTTACTAACATATTTACTCCTAACTCAATAAGTGCTGAATAACAATCCCAATCAAAGCCGTTGAGACAATCGCAATACCACTTATTATGCCCTTCAATATCAATTTATGTCTATTTACATCTTTCTCAATTTTTTGTGAAAAGTCATGAATGCCATACCCCATAGCATCAATTCCCATATCTATTACAATTTTTCTATCTGCTTTTTGTTTTGCAGTCATGTCTTCGTGAATGTATTTGTCCTCAAGTCGTCGTCTGTATTTATCTAGTTGATCTGTAATACTTGCCATCATTTACCCAAAATACTGCGTAGCATTATCCAACGCATACTGTACCCTTTCATCTATATAATCTTTTATTGCTTTAGCGCTTGCAAGCGTATCATGACTTGCACTAACACTGGTTAAATCTGTATCAAGTACTCCAGCTTTTAAATTTGTAACTGTTAAATTACTAATTGTCGTATTATCCGCATCTATACTAGGTAGTCGTGCTTCTGCTAATGTTCCACTAGATATATTGCTTGCATTAGTCGTATCTACATTTGCTACATTCCCAAGCCCTACATCGCCTTTAACTAAACCCAGTGCTGTTTTAAGTGTTGTTGATATTGTTATATCTTCCACATCGCCTGTACCTGCTGTTGTTCTGCCCTTAACCGTTCCTGTTGCAACGTGTGCCATTTTTGCATTGGTAACGGCTTCATCAGCGATCGTTAAAGCTGTGGCACCTGTGACGTCACCTGTATGAGTTGCATTGGTCACCTTGGCGTTGTTAGTTGTTACATCTGATTCCATCGTGTCTAGGTCCACTGCCTGTGTAACGGATATATGCCCTAGCTTAGTTTGTTCTGCACTTGTAATTGTTGTTGGTTTGTTTAATATCTGCGCATCACCACTAACTGCGTTCCAGTCGGCATTTACATTAACCTCTGCACCCGTTGCGATGCCATCTAATTTAGTATTGTCGCTAGCTGTAAAATGCTTATTTGTAGCTGTTTCTGAGATATCATCAAGGGTTAAGGCCCTAGCTTCCCATGTATTGCTTGCATTACCAATAAACACATTCCCATCGTTAAGATTAGGCACGTCATTAGTACGACCTGCGCCACCGACTTTTATGCTTCCTGCACTAGCATGTACTCGTTGAACTTTCCCAATGTTTTGTACTTTTGATGACTCACCATAAGGTTTTGTTGCTGTCAGTGTACCTGTGTCAGAAACATATAAAATATCACCTAAACTAAATGAGCTTGTATCTATTCCTGACAATGTCCCAAAAGTAACTACATTTATAGATGCACTATTAGAAACTGTACTTTCAGCTAACCCAAACGCTGGCATTTTATTAGCATCATTTGCATCAGCAATGCCAACGACCGGAGTATTTCCACTTACATCAAACCCTGAGATATATAATGGGTCACCTTTTGTTATTGCCTCACCGGCTTTAGCTTTAAATTGCACCTCACCACGTAAGCCACCAATAAAGTTGTCAGCTTCAACGTTGCCATTGACAGTGAGCGCCTCTGCTAGTGTTGTTGTGCCAATGCCTACTTGATTATTTGTTGAATCGACATATAGCGTATTAGTGTCTACTGTCAAATCGCCTGACAGAGTACCAGAGCCTGTTATATTTATATCGCCTGTACCAGTTATGTCACTGCTATTTAAATCTAAGTCTCCACCTAATTGTGGCGTTGTGTCTTCTACGACGTTTTCTAAATATCGTCCATCTAAATCTACGGTTCTTGTTGCACTATCGTTCATCGTAGCTGTGAGAACACCTGTTCCAGTGTCAAAGCCTAGTGATGATAAAAACTTATCTGAACCACCACCACCGCCACCTTCAGTTGGGTTATAGATGTATGTCATCCCTCGGCACCTACAAGCGTTTTACTTCCGTTCGCTGATATTGCATTAACTACCCCTTTAAATATGGGGTTATCCAATGCTAACGCCCCACCGCTTGCATTTAAACGAATACCATTATTAAGCGTTGCTGTTGCCCCTAGTGACACATAAATAGGCTCATCGCTGTCGTTAACTAATATTAGTAATTTTCTGTTACTGTTTGCAGCTAAAACTTGTGTGCTACTTGTGCCTATAGACACATTAAAATTAGTAATACTAGATACCTCTTCGGCACTAATCGCCGTTGACGTTGATGGAATGTAAGGGTCGGTATCTGTACCAGTCCCAGTTGACGCGAAGTACTTAATTCCATTGTTTGCAATTATATCTTGGTAATTTGCCATTATCTTAGTTGTGGGGGTGGCACGTGGCCACCACCCTAAAAACTATTAAGAAGCCGCTACAGCTACTACGTTACCTGATAATACGAAAGATGCTGAACCACCGCTAGTTGCAGTAGTTGCGATTCCAACGGAACCCGCACCTTCAGCAGTTGAACCAGAAACACCACCGTCTAATTTAAATCCAGTGCCTGCGTTCAATACTTCAGCGTAATCACCTGCTGCAAAAGTGTCAGTGGTTAATACGGTACCAACACCTTTGACTAAGAACCAAGCGTAGTACCCAGAACTTACAGCTACTTGAGGAACAACAACAGTAGCGCCACTTGCAGTAGTTGCAGGGGCTTTAGTTGAAACTTCTGCTCCAGCAGTGTTTAAAACTGATAATTGATATGGCTGGTACTGTGTTAATGCGCCATGTGCTTTAGCATATACGTATTCTTTGTTAATTGCATTTGTATCGTTGTAGTCAACAAACTTAGCACCAAGATCATATTTTCTGTTGCTAGATGGGTTTACTAAATCATCTGTATCAATTGCGTTAATGTATGACATATTTTACTCCTTTTTCTAAATTTTATTATGATTGTAAATTTTTGAAGACACCATTGTATCTGCGAGCTTTACAAACCAAATTGTAAGCCATGTCGTGCTTAGATAGAACTGCTGACTGATTGGGCAATGGAGCATTCACGTTTGTTGGGGCGTTTTTGCCTTCAAAACCATATTTATACTTGAGGCTCATTGTTTCAGGCGCAATGATATACAAATGGTTATCATCCACAGCTGCATCCCCTGACCCTTGACAATATTCGTCAACAAACCAGTCAATATTTCTAAATTTAACGCCGGCAAACCCAGATTTTAAATCGTTTTCACTTGTGAAGCGTTGCTGTGATTGCTGAGAATTTAAAAACTTATCTTGTACATACGAGTTAGATATCATTAATTTAGGCGCGTACCGTTGACCACCTTTATTAATTAATTTACCTACTAATCCGTTGATGTTTGCAAAATTGATTGTATTAGTAGATGTGTCAATTTCTGTCAACCAAGTAGTATTATCGTCAAAATCAGTGTTTGTTAATCCACCGTAAGCAGTTCCAGAAGCAGCAAAAATGTCTGTAAATCCATTGATTGCAAAACCATCACTATCAGAGCCTGACCCGAACAATCCTTCGGCCATAACGTTAGCAGCGTCTTGTGCAGCTAATTTTACTTTTTCTTCAATTAAACTTACAACTGCGTTTGCTCCTGAAGTAAGGGCAATTTCTTTTAGGGTTGTAGTAACTGAGTAATCTTGATATTTAAGATCAAACTTTGCATTAGTAATTAATTGATTAGAGCTAATGTCTCTCTGATCAAATCCACCACTAAAAAAACCGCCAGACTTATTTTTTGCTTTTTGAACTGGGATCTGAATATCAGCTCCACCGTCGAAATATTCAAGAATAGGTTTTTTAGTTACAGTGTTTAAAAGTGCTGTAG